AAATTATAAGCCTCATACTTCACTCCTCAAATTGTTCTATTTCATCTATTTCATTAGTCAAAATATTAAACCAAATAATCTAATTATTATTAACAAAGCCTATAAGATTACCGCGTTTACCTCGCTGAGTTTGATTTACATTTTTAATTGTATTATCTTGTAATTCTAATATATATTTAGCCAATGATTCTGATAAAATGATTGTATCTAATTTCTTATCTGGCACTACATATACTTCTTTTCCGTGAAATCGTCCTACAATATTTTCTTTATTCATTTTTATCACCTATTTATAATACTAAAATCAACATTCTCAAACAAGAAATCTCTTCTGCCTTCAACTTCTGGTCCCATAAGCATTTGAATACTTTCAGCCGTAGCTTCAATATCATGAATTGTAAGAACTTCAAGGCGTCTATTCTCGGGATGCATCATTGATGCCTCCATATCCTCCGCATTCATCTCACCTAAGCCTTTGTTTCTTCCTTGTTCCCAACCACTATATTTAACTTTCATTTGTTCTAGTTCTTTATCATCATAAGCAAATATTCGCTTATCACCCTTAGTCAAACGATAAAGTGGAGCACGAAGCCAGCATAGTCTACCCTCTTCAATAAACTGCGGCATTAGTACATAGAATAAAGTTGCAATTAGGCACATGATAGAATATCCATCAACATCAGCATCTGTTGCGATTGCAACTTTACCATAATTTAATTTCTTACTATTATACTTCTCTTGAATCCCACACCCAAGTGCCATAATAATATCAGATACTTCCTGATTTTCAAGACATTCATCAAGCGGGTGCTTTAATAGATTCTTGACCTTTCCGCGCACAGCGTATAGTGCTTCTTTATTGACATCGCGCGCGGGCATGAGGCCGCCAAGAGCAGAATTACCTTCGCAGATAATGAGCATTGAGTCCTGACCATGCTTTTCACAATCCTTAAACTTATCAGAAGAAGTAATTTTCTTTTTCTTCTGCTCGGTCTCTTTGCGTTCCATATTTAGAACTGCATTTCGAGCTTTTTCCGCGGCGGCTTCTGCTTTTTCAACCTTACGAAGTAATTCTACAATAGTATTAAACTCTGTGTTATACTTTGTATTCATATCCTTTAAAGCCGTGGTAAAAGCATTAGAGGCTAATGTACGCAGGGAAGGGTTATTAATTTTTGTTTTTGTTTGATTGGCAAATGAAGGATTTTCTACCTTACAATTGATTACATAAAATAAATTTTGTCGAATCTTTTCTCCATCGAATGCTTCATTTGCTAATGAATTAAATGTTTTCGTTAGAGCCGCACGAGCACCAGTAATTGGAGAGCCGCCCTCTGGACAGCGTAAACCATTTACAAATACATAGCCAGTTTCATGTTTAGTACCCCATTGGAAGGCAACTTCTACACTATCAGTTCCATCTGTGGCTTCGCTCGTAATGATATGTTTTTGAAGTGGTGCGGTCATATTATCTGTAACAAAATCTACAATACCATTTTTGGCGCAATAAGTTTGTCTTTTTCCATCAGTTGTATATACTATAAATTCAATACCTGGATACAAATATGATATATCTTTTATATCAGAACAAATACGTTCAAAATTATAACCAATTTCGCCATTAGAAAATACCTCAGGATCAGGACTAAAATCTATCGCAGTTCCATTATTAGCATTAGGGCAATTAGTTTCTTCATAAGAAATTAAAAGACCCTTTTCAAAACTCGCCATAGCACATTTTTTATCACGATAGCTACGCACGATAAAACTTTTTGAAGATAAGCATACGCATGAGCCACCGATGCCATTTAGTCCTGAGGCATTTTTATAGGCGTCATGAGAGAATTTTCCACCTGTATGGCTTTTTGTAAAAATGGAGACAAGAACATTTTCTCCATTTTCACGGATACCAAATGGTACGCCGCGTCCATAGTCTCTAACTGAAATTAAATTTTTCTTTTCGTCCAAACCAATTTCAATCTTTTTGCCATATCCAGCAAGAGCTTCATCTGTGCTATTGTTTATAATTTCTTTTAAAGCTTGATAGGTGCCTTCTATGTCATCCGAACCTAAGTACATTTGAATACGAGTGCGGACGCCTTCTCTAAAACTTAAACTTTCAATTGAGTTAATATCATAAGCCACTATATCAGCCTCCTTTTCTTACACTTTATTATAACATAAATCAAAGAAAAAGTCAACTTTTTAATTAGTTGACTTTTATCATTTTATTCTTCACTCATAATCCTAACTCTATCTTTTGTCACAACAAGAACATAATCTTTTCCAAAAAGCTTTCTCAAATTAAATAGAGCTTCTGTTAATTCATCAATTTCATCTTCAATCTTTTCTTCATTCACAGTAATATTAACTGGAATAGTAATGGTCTTGCCGTTTACATAATAATCTTCGACCTTAAGTTTTACACAATCGTTAAATTCAAACATTTTTATCATCCTTATAACATTTTTCTTAAAATCAATAGTATCTATTATAATTCTTTTACTCTCTTCGAGAAGCACCGCACACGACCAAATAAATTCATTTGAATCCATGAGGCCGCGTATTTCTTTCCATCTGTTACATACTTTGTTAAATAATGATGAAACATAATATTTTCCCCCTTTATATCATAAATTAAGAAAAGTCAATCGTTTATGCTTAACATTTAACCCCAATTATCGGTGATATACTTCCACAGTGCGCCATCAAGTAAATAGCAACGCACTATACTATCAAGAACTTTGGGGAGTTCTTCAATTGAATATTTTGTAGTTTGAGTGGTCAAATCAAAGCCAAAATCATGTGTAGCTTCTGATAAAATTGATAAGTTATGACACAGGAACTCTTCACATTCATCAGTGGTAGCATAACCATAGCCACCATTACCAGTAACACAATCCTGGTCCCAAAGTTCTTCTTCTAAGTTTTCAAGAGCGGCATCTTGGTCTTCACCATAGTCATGGATATTTATCTTATTATCACGCACATAGTCCGCAATATCATCATAAAGAGCATCTTCATAATTATATTTAGTCATTATAAGTCGCCTCAATCTTTTTCATAAACTCTTTACGCTGTTTACGATTAATTTCACGTAAGGTAAAGCGAAGGTATTCCCGTGCAGCAAAATCGCGTTTCTTGTCTTCGGTCATTCCAATTGGATAAATCTCTGGTGTTTCGTCACAGATGTTAATAACTCCATCAATAATTTCTTCATATGCGGCAATTGTATAATCAATAGTATGCGCAAGATATTTATTGATTATATAGTTGAGCGCGGCAATACCCTTCTCGGTTAATGTCTTTTTAAATAATAGTCCCATATTACCATCCTTCGCTATATGTAATATCTTCGGTCGCACCGCATGCCTGACATACTGCTTTATAGCAGCAGCCTATACCAGTTCCATAGGGAATGATATAGGGCATTTTCCCGCCATCAATTTTGGTATTTAAGCGGCAGGCTTCATGCTTTTTACAAAAGGCACGCCAACGTTGCATTTCTTGCGGGAAATCAAAGCAACCATATACTAGTGCAGCGCGTTCTTTAAGCTCATTAATTTTATTTTGATTAAGTTGTTCTGCGGCTGCCTATATTTCTTCGCGCGTTTTTGCGGCGAACTTTTCCGCTTGCTCCGCGCGATTTTTATATGTAGTTAAGATTTCAGTTACTTTATTGCCAATATCTTGCGGTTTTACACCCCAATCTATCATATTTATTCCTCCACACGTACCGTGATACCTTTACACTGTAACTTAAAATAATCTAGTAGAAACGCCTCAAGAAAGTCATCAGCGTTAACGACATAAACGTCTTGGTCATATTTATAATTACCATTAATAAGGTCATAGTAGTCAATAATAGTAAGATGGTAGAAGCCATACGCCTTAGCTTTTACTTCAAGCGCGGCTCTATCTTTGGTAAGAACAATTCCATCATGCTTACTGGCTTCGGCAAGTAGTTCCTGGGTTTTACCGGTTCCTGCGGCTCGTACTAATTTAATCATAATCTATACCTCTTTTTCTTTTATTATATCATATTTTGGGAAAATTGTCAAATCTATCGCGGCTGGTCGCTCGCTTGCGAGCGGCCATAAGCCGCATTTTTATGTTCTTCTTATGTTATATTATTATGTTATGTGTGTGTTCACAACACACCTTAAGTCCACATTTTCGAGCGTGAACACACACCTCAGATGTATGTTCACCACACATCTGTGTGTTCAGCACACATTTTAAAAATATGATGTGTGTTGAGCATACATTTCAGGCCATAATATTTTTATACATAATTTTTATGTATTTAGTTTTTTCATATTCAATTAAGTTTGCCGCAACCAAAGCCTCTCGTGCCCGTGAATATTGCGCGTGGTCCATATGGCACGCGGTCAAAATAGTCGCTTCTGCTGGATGGAAATCACCATTCTGCTGTTGGAATATAAAATATAACAATAATGCTCTTTGATTGCCGCACTTTCCTGTAATTTTTTCATTTATTTTTTGAAACATCAATGGTGAAATCTGATAATATCCACCTTCGTTGTATTCTTTTTTATCTACATCGCTTAATAATGCGATTGCTCTTTTATCTGCCATAACCTGAATCCTCCTGAATAATTATCGCCGGGCCATAGCAGTTGCTTTTGGAATAGCTTCATGTAATGCCGGAGTATCCTCAAACCAATATACATCATATTGGGGTTTCTTTATATTTGGAGTTACTTTTATTATTTTGAAGCCAAGTTCTCGTAAAGCCGCCGCTACCCGAGGCATATAAATAATATAAAGCTTAGTATCCATACTGTTTCATAACCTCTTCCATTTTGTCTAAAAGTTTCACTGATGGATTTTTTAGCCCGCGAAAAATACGACTTAAATGCTCTTGGCTACAACCAATTTCTTCCGCGGCTCGTGTTTGCGTCCAGTTCTTGTAACTTGTAAAAAGTTGATATTTTGTTATAATGTCTTGTGTCACTTATTTCACCCGCCCTATTGACATAATTTGGAAATAAAGAAATATTACCTATCTAATGATAGGTAATATAGTTAGACTTCACCTGTAATAGTTTCCTCACCAATCGCACTCAAAATAAACATGAAGACCACGCGCTTCCCATTCATCAAACTTATAATATACACGGCAGAGTTCAGGTACGCTGTTAAAATCATCAAAATAATCAGGATGAGTGATAGAATAATCGAGCATTTCTTTAAGTTCGCGTTTATTCAATCTGATATATTCGCCGCATTCATAGTCTTTGGTAAAACTCATCGCTCTGAATAGGTCCCAAAACTTACGGGAATAATATACTTCAACTACTGGAAAAGTATCGGCTTCGGAGCCGTCCATATGAAAATTATAGTCAGGATCACTATCAATCGTCCAAGTATTATAATACTGTTCAATGGCTTCTTTGTTACGAGCGCGAATGAGATTCATATCCATACCCATAATTGATACTTCCTTTCTTTCTTTCTGTATATATTATAACTTAATTTTGATAAAAGTCAAGGATTGTAAACATACAGATGTTCAGTACATGGAGTAATGTTCCCCTGAAGTTGACGTGCGGTTTCTAATGACCAAATAGATTTAAAATCATCAGGTGCGGTCTATTCACTAACAAATACATAATTATTTTTTGCCGCACTACGTACCGTTTCCCAAAAGTGTAGATATGGGAAGTCTTTGCTAATGTCATATTGTTTAGTATTAGCATAGGGTGGGTCGATATAGATTACACAATTATTATACTCTAAAATCTTAGAATAATCGGCACAAATAAACTGCACATCTTTTATTAATGGAATATCTTTTTCTACTGTATGAACACGGCCCCAATATTGGCTTTCCTACTTGTTATATCCACCGCTGAAACCGCGCGCCAAATAACTAGTAAAAATCTGTACTAAACCGCTATACCAGTCTTTGGGTTCATTACCTTCTTTACATCTGTCCCAATCTTCACGGTTTGGAAACGGTGGAAAGTGGAAACCTGGCTATTGTAATTGTTGCCATAGTGCAATAAGATATGGATTTTTATCAATGCCAATCCGTGTCGTACATTTTATATTTTTAATAATATTTGCCCCGCCAACACAGCAATCTACAAAAGTGGTAATATTATTTTCATTAATACATTGCTACAGGATTGGTACGATATATTTGGAGTATTTGTTTTTAGCTCCTTGAATTGTCATTATTATCACCTGCAGGAATAGGAGTAACCTTACGGATTTTAACTTGATTTACATTTACTTTATGTTTTTGGTCTCTAAGGACTAGATTAAGTATGACGCCTACGATCATTGCAAGCGCGGTAGTTCCAATACTAACTATTCCAAAATTACATACCGCACCACTGACACCTAATGTAAGTACTGATGCAATAATTGTAACATTCTTATTATTATTTAAATCAATATTGCTATCTTTGATAGTACGAATACCGCTCAAAGTAATATAGCCATATAAGATAGCAGCACACCCGCCAAAAATTGAGCTAGGAATACTTACTAAAAAGGCTTGAAGCGGCCCAAAAAATGAGGCAATGCCCATGATAACTGCGGCTAAGGTAATAACATATTTAGAACAAATACGGCTAAAACCAGTAGTACCAACGCTTTCGCCGTAAGAAGTATTGGGGAGAGCAGCAGTTAATCCACCAAAAGCAGTAGCAATACCGTCACCAATAAGCGTGCGGCCAAGGCCAGGAGTCTGTGTTAAGTCAGTGCCAATAACTGCGCTAAGAGCTTTGTGGTCTGACATATGCTCACAACAAGTAACTAATGCTAGTGGTAAGAATAACATTAAAATCTGTGGTAATAATGTCCAATCTGGTGTAGTTAAATGTAGAAAAGCAAAGTCGGGTACTTGAATGAGTCTAACGTTGTTAAACGCTGAAAAATCAATAATCGGAATACCACATGCAGTTAAAATTGCCGCAAACGCGTACACAATTAAAATAGCAAATAAGAAAGGCAAGTTACGGATAAAGCCCCTACCATAATGAGAAATTAACGCGGTGATTAAAAGTGTTAGCATTCCGAGGCCAACGCCAATTAAACTGTATTCACCATTGAGTTGAAAATATGTTGGAATAAATGTTGCCAAATTAAGGCCGATTACAGCAACAATAGGTCCTATGACAACTGGCGGTAAAACCTTATTGACCCAGGCAGTCCCACACTTATTAATAACAATTCCTATTAAACAATATACCAGACAAACAATTCCACTGCCAATTGCTACTGCTGTATAGTTCGGCGCGGCTCCTAATGCTAGCGCTCCAATAACTGCGGCAACAAATGCGCCGGAAGAGCTAATAAACATTGGGCTTTGACCGCGAGTACATAGCTAATAAATTAGAGTACCAATGCAGGCTCCAAGCATTGCGGGTGCAATAGGTAAGCCGCAAATCTGCGGGATAAGAATGGTAGCGACAAAGCAGGCAATGACCTACTGTAATGCGGCGACCACTAAGCGTTTTACAGGAAGCTTATCATTGATATTATAAAGCATATTTGTCATATTCAGGCTCCTTAGACCAATCGGTCCATTCAATATCTGTAAAAGTTAAGTTTTGAAAATCAGGATGATGTATCATTAGTACTTCTGGCGGGCCGAAATTAATTTGTCCATAAATAAATAATGTATCTACGTCTTTATTCCATATATATTCTTGCGGGCAAAAACCACGGTTTGCTTCATAAGCAACTTCGCCGCCGTATACATAATCAGTAAAGATGTTATTAGTTACATTATAAATGGAAATACATTGATAATCTCCGGAGGTAAGGATAAACTCTTTATCATTTTGCCGCACTAAAATTGGCATTACGCATTTATCATTATTGCGGTTAAATGTATAAAGGATTTGTTTTGCGGTTTTATCTAAAATGTTAATTTCTAGTTTGTAATATTTAATATTATTATTATCAGTATAAATATATTTATTAATATTAATCCGGTAGTTACTATGGATTGTTTCACTGTCAATTACTGGCAAGAAATAAAAACTATCGGATTTATAATAATCTTGGATTTCTACGTTATGATTCATTAGGATATTCCTCTTGTAAGATAGGTATAATTTCATCAAAAGAATTATGTAAGGTATTATCAGTAGTTGCGGCTAAGAGAATGCCATAAAGGAACTAATTTATACTAAAACTGCGGCGCCAATCTTTTTCATTTAAATGATTGGTACGAATATCAAAATAATGAGCGTAATTTTTCTTATCTGCTATTTTCTCAATTTGATCTATCATCATATCTAAAACTGTTTCTGCGCCAGAATACGGTCTTGATTTATAAATGTCAATTAATTTATTAGCCATATACTTCCATCCATAGAGAATCCCCATTTCACACATAGTGCCAATGGCGCTTTGTTCTGGGCACATTACAGTACAATCACTATTCCAAAGCCGTTCTACATCCGCATCAACAATCTTTTCTGCTAGGTGATTGTTTTCCTCTTCTGTCATATTTGACTTGTCGTTAATTGATTTATTCATAACTGGGGAATATACATTAACAGGAATATTAGCGTCAATAAACTTGTCATATTCTTCCTGACGCGCAAGGTTACTACCGCGTGTCATAATATCTCCACCTAAATAAATTAAAGGCTTTTTATTTTCAGACATAGTTTTTTCTCCTTACCAACTCTTAATATATTGATGAGTTAAAGTCCAAAAAATATCATACATTTCTATTTTTAAATCTTGAGGCTGTTCATCTAATGGGAATTGCCACCAAGTAAGACCGCCACCAGAATGACGTCGTGCCCATGTCGCACTTAGCTGTTCCCATAAAGTAGAAGACGTATATTTTTGTTGTTCAGTACCATTATGGGTTAAAGTCCATAGAATATCATATAACTCTACTTTTAATTGCTCGGGCTATTCGTCCAAAGGTATTGTCCATAGGGCTAGTCCGGCACTGGGATGGTGTTCAAAATATTTATCTACAATATCGTGCCAAAGCTATGTAAAAGGATGAATTTTCTCCATACTTATATCCTCCTATTCTTTTTCTTTATTATAGCATAAATCTTTAAAAAAGTCAAATAAAAAAGTGGGCGCCGAAGCGCCCATTAATCTAGTAAATCAGCTTTTGCCGCAATAGCAGAACGTTCTGTTTTAATAAGACGAACCATACCGAATAATTCATCTCCTGCTAATCTGGAAATTAAGCGTGGAATACCGCTTGATTTCTCATCTTTATAGTCACATTGTTTAACATCAGCGCAGAAAATAATTTGGCTGCCTTCTGCTACACGTCCTAAAAGTAACTAAATATTGGTAGTAAGTAAGTTTTCAGCCTCATCAACTAATATCAAGCTATGCTTTAAGTCGCGCCCGCGTAAAGTTGATAAGTGTGCTGGCTCAATACGGCCATCGTTAAGGTACTCTTCAAATAATTGCGGGCCTAGGTGGTCTTCTAGTTGTCTTAGCCACGGAAATTGCTTGTCAATTTCATCACCCGGAAGTGTGCCTAACTTTCCCGCGCCTTTAACTTCAAGATTGTTTTTAACGAAAACAATTTTATCAAAGACGCCAGACACTACCTAGTGAGTAGCCCAAGTTTCCGCGAACATTGATTTTCCCGTACCAAAGCGTCCAATACAAAGTTTAATTGGTACGTTATCGTTTTGTAATAAGTCTAAATACATTTTTTGTTCAATATTACGTGGAACGATTCGTTCACCAGTAGGAGCAACAAACTCTTTATACTTTAATTTACGATACTCTGTACCAGTCCAGAACAGTACATCTTTTAGTTCGTTACCGACATATATTTTAGCAAATTCGTTAGTTTTACATTTTAAGATATTAATCTTAGGGTCACTATACAACATTGCTAATTCTTCATCATTGGGATAATATTTACCCCAGCCGCTATATTCTTCAGAATCAACTGATGTCACTGTATTGCCATAATAAAGTGTATCTAATTCTTTAATCTATTTAGCAATTAAATATTGAGCTCCATCGGATGTTACAAAATGTACTTCATTATCATGAGTTTTTAATGCGGCGGCCTCGGCAATTAACCAATGGTCATGTATGTCTTGTAAAATAGGATATTTTTTAAACTTCCATTTAGCGTGAGTATTGGTAGTAATAAAGTGTATATCGGTTGCCGAGATAATGTCTCGTACTGCTTGTCGCGCAAGATACTTGACTTGTTCATCCTTTTGCGATGTTTTTATATTTTCTAGTTCCATAAGAACGATGGGACTTATCCATACATTATTAAATTTTTTGTAAGCTCCATTTAAAACCGCTGATGTGTCTAAAAAATAATAATTCATTAAGCATCACGTCCGTAAATTTTATCAATTAAATTATACTTCAACATTTCATCAGCGCTTAAAAACCACTGATGGCGAGCCTGAGCATCAAATTCTTCGGCAGTAATGTTAGTATTATTAATGATAAAGTCCCGTACATCAGCATCGACCTTATTATTAAAGGCCATAATATCGTTCGCGGTTTTAGCTTCACTCGCAGATAGCGCAACATAGCCATCATGAATAAGAGCATACGTGCTAGGATAACAATAGCGCACAACATTAGGATTTTTCCCGCCACCAGCTAAGATAACGGCAGCCATAGATGCGGCGTAGCCTGGTACGATAATATTCAATGGTTTAGAATAATTAGCAAGATATTGCGCCAAAAAGAACCCATCAGTTACAGACCCGCCAGGTGAATTTAACAGTAAAGTAACCGGAGTGGTTATATTGTCCTGCTCAAAATCACGTAACGGCAAATAGACAGTTTCAATCAGAGATTCATCTACGTCGCGATTAAAAATTACTGTACGATGATTTAATAGCTGATTGAAATACTAATAAGTAATCGGGTCCATACCCGCGGGGTCGGGTGAAAATAAAAAGCTTAAATCTTCCATATTGGCCTCCTCCCATCATATGATGGTAGTTTCATTAAAGTTTACGAGAGAATTTTTTCAAGTGTACAATCATCTGCGTTTAAGTCACCTTTGCGAATAGACTTAATATAGGGATGACGAATAGAAATGCCTACTCCATTCTCCGCGGCATTTGCGGTTGAAACCATCATACCGCCGATAGTAATAGGACATAAGTACCACTGAGAAAAATCATCACGTAGCTGGGTTTTAAACTCATCTGTAAGACCAGCAACTTTACAGAGTGGAATGAGCTTATGATTAGAGTCATATACACCAACGGTAATAGCACCGGGCCAGTTATTCCAATAGTTAGTAGTAACTGGAATATATACTCCACCAGTCTGGTATTCACCAAAATAGTTTCCATAAACTCTTTCATCAGTTCTATGGTTCACCCAGAGTTGCCATGAACTAATATCTTTACCGGTGTAAAGCTTAGTAGGCGGTTCTGCCGCCATAATGACGCAATCTACATCGGCTGTGATTTCTTGCTTTACCTTACAACTATCCCAAGAGTGCGGCCCGCGCTTACCCGGCTCATATAGAGCGCCACGGCGATAGCACACCGCGCCTTCTCCATGATTTTGAAAAATGGTATTTAAATCATCAAAGAAATATTCGTCCATAACATGATAAGCAATACCATGTACTAGTGGGCTATTAATACGTTGTACAACCTTGGGAATATATTTAATGCGCTCTTCAATAGGCGTATTGAGTAGTTCTTCTCCATCATAAGCCAAAACATCAAAAATGCGCCATTCAAGCTGTTGTTTTTTCTGTCGCGCAATAGCTTTGTCATCAAGACACCGCAGAATGGAACCGACATCTTTATCAATGCCGCCGGGTAGATAAATCTCGCCAAGAATGACAGTAGTTTCTTTGAAGGCGGCTGTAACCGCGTCCCAAAATAGCACTTTATTTTGTACTTCACCGTATGTATTAGTTTTCTTACTAATCCCGCGTGTTTGGAGCGCGGCACGAGTAGGTGTGATTACAGCTCGTGACCAATTGCCATCATATTTTTGGCTCCAAATGTAGTTGCCGCTATCAATCATATTCTCTAAATGCTGACGTTTAATATCTGCTGTCATTGTTGCGGCAGGCGCCCAGTAGCGCATGGGTTCACTTGTAAAAAAATCTGTCATAATTTTACTCCTTTGTAATTAGCTTTAAAAACTCTTTTGCGCCGATTTGAAGCTCCTCAAGACTGCCAGCATTCTCAATATACCAGTCAAAACTCCACTCATCAAGGTCAGTTTCTGATGGATGATTATGCTATGCCTCAGTCAAGGCTGGATTAAGCCATGGCTGGGAATTATTATCATACCTAGTAATACGAATTGCTGAACATAGATTGCGATTATACTGTACTACGGTTTTATATTCGTTCAAGAATCGTAGATCAGGAATTAGTACATAGTCCCAATCTGCCGCAGTTGCTGAGATAAATTGTGCGACTAGACGGCCCCAATAAGTTGGATATTTCGCGCGCACTTTATCAGTCCCGAGCTGCTGTAAAAGAGTGCGGCCAGCCTCATCTTTTACGCCATCCCAGCCATAATATAGCTTGGCGTACTCTTTTACCATATCAGCAAAATGAATAACTAAAACACGCTTATTTAAAGCAATAAGCTCATCTTTTAGAAATGTAGCAAAGGTATCTTTACCAGAGCCAGACTTACCACTAATCATTATTACTTTCATTTTTATATTCTCCAATTTTTACATGTACATAGAAATCAATGAAATCTTTTAGGGATGGGTCGCATAGTTCACGATAATCAAGAATCTCCTCGACTGTTTGGGCCCAAGGCTTGTTTGCCGCAAAGGCATTATCAACTACTATCTAGACCATGCGTTTTTGGTCATCAGGAATGTCAGAAAAAATCTCAATCATTCTTTTTAGTCACCTCATTTAGCACTTTAAAGAAGGCTTCAACTTCTTCTGGTGTTTCAAGGACAATTCTTCTGACTGCGGGCGCGGCTTGACGCTCATCATCTTCTGGCATTACATAAATAAAATAGTGTAATTCTTCACCGTCAAAGAATTGTTCTGCTAGTAGTGTATCAGTTGTATTACTATAGATTTTTAAGTAACTAGTATCATCGTCATTGTGGATTTGTGTAGAATGTACCTTGTCTTTCTTTAACTGGTGTACATACCCTACATAATCATCACGTTCAACTTCATAAACATTCATGTACTCTTTATCCATGTAGTTTACCTCGCCATTTTGTTTTTAAATCATTTGCTTGAATCTGTGCTAGTTCATCGCATTTTTCATTCCAGAATACTCCGGCATGACCCTCAACTTTTTTGAAAGTATACCAGAAGTTTTCAAAGAACGGTATAATATCTACCCAATATTCCACATTTGCAACTGGCTTTTGAGTAGAAGTAAACCAATTATTGATTCTCCAATTTTCATACCAATGTTGTTGGCAACAATTGATAATATATGCTGAATCTGAGTAAACGATAACACGTTGTTCAGGTTTGCGAACCTTAGTGGAGTAGAGCAGTGCTTGCCGCACTGCTTCTAACTCCATTTGTTGGTTGGTTGCATCAAGCATATTCCCTACACCGGAGGTGAGTCTTTTATTTTCCTCAATGGCAAAAAATGCCCATCCACCAAAACGTTTTTCGCCTAATTTTTTAGAAGAACCATCGGTGTATAGTTCTAATGGAATAATTTTCTCTTTACTATGATGTTCCATATTTTTCTCCTTTTCTATATATGATATTATATCATAAAATATAGAAAAAGACAAATGTTTAATTGAAGTAACGGTCTTGATTAGCTACAGCCTTTTCAACTTCGCTTTCAAGACGCACTTCAGGTAGGCCAGCAATGCTGGTTAATAAGCTGTAAATAGCAGCCACAGCCGCGGTAGATAGTACAACACGCCAGTCAATTTCAGACATGATGGCGCCTACGGTAATTAGAGAAGCCGCGGTTTGTGCGAAAGTTTTGAGCGCGCGAATACCGGCAGCGCAGAACCATTTCTTAAAATCTTTCATATCTGTCACCTCTTATAGAAAATCGTTTTTCATTTGACGTTCTTGGTATAGTTTTTGTATATATTTGTACTCTACCTCAAATACTCCATTCTTATCGTGTGTTAGTTCAAGAAGCTTTTTGTACTTATCATTGAGAGCAATAATATGCTAGAATTCGTCTTTGGTATGTTTGCGGCCATTGCGGCAAGAATTGGCGAAGTCTAGAATCTCCCAACGAATGCGGTCTTTCTCATTTTCATTTACTTGACCCTATATTGCTTCAACATTATCAGTTAAATCATCAAGTTTATCTGAAATGTCTTTCGTAATAAGTTTCCCAAACCATGTGATGAAACTCGTAATTGGATTCCATTTAATAGGCGAGATTTGAATGAAGACTGAGGCTATGACAAATATTTGGAGAAAATTGGTAGAAAGCCATTCAAGGACTTTGTTTATATCCATTAATATCACCTCCGAGGGATATACCCTACATGATGGTGGTGAAATAGGATAATGCGTGTTATTTTTAATTTTAGATATTAAAGGCTTTAGGTAAGTTTGTAAAAATATCTAGCAATCCTGCTAAAAAAGAAAAGCGAACATCAATAGATGAATTTGCTAATGCGGCCACGGCATTCCAGCGCGCTTGCGGTTGGGCATATGGCACATTAATATAATGTCCATCTTCTCCCTTCTAAGCTCCAGTATTCCATTTTGGGATGTCTTGTGGAGAAATATTATTTATAATTTGTACAGAACTAGAAGTGTTTAAAGTATCAATACGTACAGTACTTTCAATTTGTGAATAGGCATCACATAAATTATTATAAATCTATGTATAAACTAAAGAGGCCGGAATAAATTTTCCACTAACATTGTATATTTCAACACTACCAATGCCTATGCCAAATTCTTGTTGCATTTTTTCTAAGAAAGCGTTGGACAATGTAAAAGCGTCATCAAACATTAATAATGCGGCCCCGCCGATAAGATAGGTTTCTAATCCGGCTTTTAAGTTACTTCCTAACATATTTTCTCCGCAGTTATTGATGGCGAAGGTTAATAAGTCAATGTCAACCGGTGTAATACCGCCAGTTTCATACATTGTAGTAATATTATCTAAAATACGTTCTACAGAATTACCAAGTGAACCACCATGAACTCCTAGTGAGCTGGTATAAAAGTTATAATCTTTTACTGAGATATTACCAATAATACTATTATTAAGCCATTGTCTAATTTGTTCAAGGTCTTTAGCATTACCGTGTGAAGCTTCTACTAAAGCCTTTAGTGCTTTATAAGTCTCCTATCCCTGCTATTTGAATGCTGTAATTGCACTATTAACATCAACTATTTTATCTGTTTGATATTTACTGCGATTAATTGACTACATACGTGTAATAAATGAACTATACCATGAATTGCGTATATTTTCAACGTTGTCTTTGATTTCTTTACTTTCTAGATTTAAGTCATTCCAATTAATTGTAATAATTAAATCGGCCTTAGCCTCACGTCCGCCAAGCAGCTCTACAAAATCAGAAGTATTTAAAGCACTTTTTCCCGCGAGTAATTCTCCTACAACGCCAGCGTTACTAATACGTACACTAATTTTACGTTCTAGTTCGCTGCGTAATCGCGTTTTATTAAAAAATGAAGCAAACTGACGTTTTAATTCCTATAAGATTTGTCGCTTATTTTTTCCCTCAGCCTACATTTGATCAATTACTTGAGTTATACCATTTTTTTCTAGTTCGGCACGAATTATCTAATTCAAAATTTTTGTAAGGTTAGCTTTAAATCCAGCTAATACCTATTTTGAAGCTGCTTGATGTTTATTAAAAGCTTCGTATGCCTACGCAAGTTTTTTACCATATATTGGATCCTACATTAATTCTAAACGTGCTTCTGGGGAAAACTAGTCTCCCGTAAAAATATCAGCTAATCCTTTTCCGGTTTGTATTGAAATTTCTTCCAAGGTTTTTACTGCTTTGTTTACGTATATATCCGCAGTGTTTAATTTTTTCTAGTCATGTAGTATTCTCTATGCAACTGTTTTTAATGTTTTTTTATCGCCAAAACTATTTAAAATTTGGTCAGCAAGTTCTTTACCACTAGTAGATTTTAATATGTCAAATGGCTAAGCTAATGCAATTTCAATTGCCTGAGCTTTTAAGATTGTAGCAACTTCGTCTTCATTAAAATGAGCAGAGAAAAGCCCTTTAATAATACTAAGGTATTTTGCATTTCTAGGTAAATTATATAGAGCTGAATTAATTTTTTCTAGTAATTCTGATGATACATGTCCAGCATAATTAAGTATAAAATCATTGCCGTCCGCATCTCGCGTCTTTAAAGATTCAAGTAAATACTACTAAACTAATTCTATATATTGAGCATAATTATTAAGAAAAGCATCTTGAATTTGTTTTTGTACTTCCTATCCTTCTGGCGTTTGTTCAAGTTTTAAATAATTTTCTTCAATTAATTTCATATTTTGCAGGATAGCAGCTTCACGATTTGCGTATAATTGCGTCTTATCTTTTAAAATACGATTAAATAAATTAATAAATTGGAGATAATTAAAATTGGTAGACTTACCATTAAATACATCTAAAAAACTGTTTAAACACTCTAATAATTTAGGATCATTATTAAGAATGGGAGATTTTGTTAATTGATTTTTAAGTGCGGTTAAATATTTTATTTCGCGCGACCGCGCATTAGTTGCGGCTTGGCCTATTAATTCTACGTAGCTTTTAATTTTTTCTAAATCTGCCTAACAAGCATTTTGCTGATCAATCATCAAGGCTGCGGCGGCTTCATTGACTAGACCTGTACCAATTGCGCGGGCTTGTAAGTACATTGAACGGTTACGTTTCTCGCTGCCTAGGGTATTAAAATATACAAATCGTGGACCAAGTAATAGGGATTGTGCTTGATATACCCTTGCCATACAATCACCCCATATATAAAAAATAAAAGCCGCATTATGCGGCTTCAAGCTTTCTAAGTTTACGTTTTAGTTTGTTGATAATTCCAATATTCCCTACTTCATCACGAGCGGTTAGAAGATTAATACGTGCTAAACACTTTAGCTTAAGATACTCTTTTTTCTCAAACATAATTATACCTCTTGTTTAAAATAATGATTTTCTCGTAGATAAATCTCAAAAATCTGTCGTTGAAAGTTATTGATACATTCTTGTGCTTGCGTCTCAATTTGACGTTGCGTTGGTGACAGTGAAAACGACTCATGCTTTTTTTCTAGTGCTTTAATTGCAGCGCATGTCGCTTCTTCATAAAATGCAGAAGTAATATCTGTAATTTCGCACGTTTTTGCAGTTCGTGCAATTTCAGTGTTTTCCGGCGTAAGTAGTAAATACCGATAAGGGGCGCAATCATTGCTAAGATATGAATCATACATATCATTAAGTCGTAATATATGTGAATACTTTTTTCCGATGGACATATTACGATTAGGGAAGCCATGCGCAGTTCCTACAATTGCATTCAACATATTAGTATAATTCGCATGGCATAACAAAAAGAGAGAATCTCGATGGTCTAAATATTCATGTAAAATTGCGGAATATTCTGGTGAATAATATGTGTAATGTGAGCAGACGCATTCAACACTATTAGGTGATGGTTTTCGCAATAAATCACATAATAGACGTATGTCCTTAATTACACATTTTCCATCTTCAATTTCTACTTCATGAGAAATTAACGGACGATTAAAAATAATGTCCTCTAACGGTGGTAAAATGAATGAAAAGGTATCAATATCGCTGTTTTCCGTATGGAGTAAATAATTTTGACTACCAATTAAAACAGTCATAATATGGTGGCTATTTGGAGCGATATGAGTCTGTATATATTTAGCATGGTCTATTACGCGATCTAAAATACTCATAATTATTCATCCTTAACTTCACGAACTTGCCAAATATAATTCTTATATGGCGATCCAGTACGAATCGCGGTTTCAATAGTTGCAAACAATTCCTGCTTTTTTGGAAGAGTAATAGCATGTAATGCTTGTTGCAGGTCATCATAGCGACAAATAAGTTTTTGCTGGTTACTATTTATATCAGTAGCAAGTAATGCTACATCGCCACTTT